TCGAAAAGTCTAAGGAACCCAAAGCGATTGTCAAACCGGACGATGATCCTGAGAAGGATTATGAATATAGTAGAGCACAACTCTACAACCTAATTGATAAGGGACAGGAAGCAGTTGATGGCATCCTAGAACTAGCACAAGACAGTCAACATCCTCGTGCCTTTGAGGTTGCTGGACAGTTGATTAAGTCTGTTGGTGACGTTACTGATAAGTTGATTGATCTTCAGAAGAAGATGAAAGACCTAGAGAAACCACAAGGTAATCAAGGTCCTAAAACTGTCAATAACACTATGTTTGTCGGTAGCACCGCTGACCTACAGAAGATGTTGAAGCAAGGTCTTCTAAATAATGATAGTGAATAGTCTCCCCGATGTTGGACGAAAGAAGTCTCACTAAGGGTGAGGATAAGAAAAAAGAAAAGTACGTCAAAGGTATGAAAAAGTCTTTTAGCGATTTTAGAGCACGTTATGGCGACGATGCCAAATCGGTGATGTACGCTACTGCCACAAAGATGGCGAAGGAAGAAAATATTGATGAGGTTTTAGGTGGTAGACCTGGTGATGGATATCTTGGACATCCTAATCTAGACATTAAGAACCCTTTTGCTAAGAAACAAACAAAAGCACCAGTTCTGCCCGGAGCTAATGCACCAAAGGGTCCTAATGTCAATACTGTTGGAGCGACAGCTGGTGATAGAAATATGATGTTGCAGAAAGTGAGGCAACAAATGAGAAACTCATATGAACCAGAAGTGAACATATTGAGGAGATCGCACCTGTAGTTGCTGGTGCTGCCGCTGTTGGTAAAATGGCAGCAAAAGCAGCAGCAAAGAAAGGTCTCCAAAAGGTTGGAAAGGCAGTCACCGCTGATGCTGCTAAGGCAATGGTGGGTGGCACAGTCAAGAAAGGACCAGTTGCTGCCGGATCTAAAGTTGTAGGTAAGTCTGCCAAACCACAAAGTTCGTCTATTGTAAAGTCTGCTGGGATGCAGTCAAAATCAGCACCCAGTATTCCCAAGAAACCACAGTCAACAACAGAACCAAAAAAACCATCCAATCCACAGGAACCTTCCAAACCGCAGGAACCTACCAAAGCAAAGGAACCCGGTAAGGAAAAGAAGAAAGGCAATGGTGTTGAGGATGGTGTCAAAAAAGGATATCAAAGTGTGAAATCTAAAGTAACAGGTTTCACTGCCATGTTCGATCCTAAGGAGAGTTATGACCAAGACTCAGAACTACTCACTTTTAGTGATTTTAGGGAGATCGTTAGTATTTGCGTCGCAGATGAAGAAGAGGTAGAAGAAGCTGTTGGCACCGCCATTGCGACTGGTGCTGCTTTGGGAATTGCTGCTGGTGGTGCGGCATTGTTGCCTCATGTAAAAAAATTCGGAGAAAGGTTAAGAGGTAAAGCTAACCAGCGTATGGGTAAACCCGCTACTACAACCAATGAAGGAGCAGCCTGGACAAAAAAAGCAGGAAAAAATTCAGAGGGAGGACTTAACGAAAAAGGACGAAAGTCTTATGAAAAGGAAAATCCAGGCAGCGACCTTAAAGCACCAAGCAAAAAGGTTGGAAACCCCAGGAGGGCATCCTTCTGCGCTAGAATGAAGGGCATGAAAAAGAAACTAACTAGTAAGAAGACTGCTAACGATCCTGATAGCAGAATCAATAAGTCTCTACGTGCTTGGAACTGCTGATATGAAAACATTTCAGCAATTTATGGAAGGGCAGGTTGGTATTGATCGGGTGATGGGTGCTCGTATCAGACGTGCTGATAAGAAAATTAATCAACAGTATAAAGATATCACAAGTCCAAAAGACCCAAATACACTAGAAACACTACTGAAGAGAGTTTGATTTATTATGTCGGGTGATATCTATCTTGGTAATCCTAATCTAAAAAAAGCAAATACACCGATTAACTTTACTGAGGAACAGATCGTTGAGTTCCTCAAGTGTAAGAACAATCCGGTGTATTTTGCTAGGCAGCATATTAAGATCGTGTCACTTGACCACGGTCTTGTACCTTTTGACATGTATCCGTTCCAAGAGAAGTTGATCTCCAACTTCCATGAGAACAGATTTAATATCTGTAAGATGCCACGACAGACTGGTAAGTCTACAACGTGTGTATCGTATCTGCTACATTACGCTATCTTTAACGATAACGTTAACATTGCTATTCTAGCAAACAAAGCATCCACTGCTCGTGACCTTCTAGGAAGGCTACAACTTGCTTACGAAAACTTGCCAAAGTGGATGCAGCAGGGTATTATTGCTTGGAACAAGGGTTCCATGGAGTTGGAGAATGGGTCTAAAATTATCGCCGCATCTACGTCTGCATCTGCTGTCCGTGGCGGCTCCTACAATATCATCTTTCTTGACGAGTTCGCGTTCATCCCGAATCACATTGCTGATGAATTCTTTGCCTCTGTTTATCCTACTATCTCGTCTGGACAGAGCACCAAAGTAATCATGGTGTCCACGCCACACGGTATGAATCACTTTTACCGTTACTGGCATGATGCTGAGCGTGGAAAGAATGACTATGTTGCGACAGAAGTTCACTGGTCAGAAGTCCCAGGTAGGGACGCCAAGTGGAAAGCACAAACTATTGCTAACACAAGTGAGCAGCAGTTCAAGGTTGAGTTCGAGTGCGAATTCCTAGGATCTGTTGATACACTTATCGCACCCTCTAAACTGAAGACAATGGTTTATGAGGATCCAGTGCGAACCAATGGTAGTCTCAATATCTACGAGATGCCCATTGAGGATCATGATTATATAATTACAGTGGACGTTGCCCGTGGTGTTTCGAAAGACTACTCTGCTTTCATCGTTTTTGATATCACTTCGTTTCCATACAAAGTGGTTGGCAAATATCGAAACAATGAAATCAAACCAATGATGTTCCCAAGCATCATTGTAGAAACTGCTACGGCGTACAACAATGCGTACATCCTAGCAGAGGTCAATGATATTGGGGACCAGGTTGCGTCAATCATCCAGTTCGATCTGGAGTATGAGAATGTGCTGATGTGTGCGATGCGAGGTCGTGCTGGTCAGATTGTCGGCACAGGATTCTCTGGTAAGAAGACACAACTGGGTGTCAAGATGAGTGTCACAGTTAAGAAGGTTGGTTGTAGTAACCTCAAGACTTTGATTGAGGATGACAAACTTGTCATTTGTGACTACGATATGATTAGTGAACTTACCACATTCATCCAAAAACGTCAATCGTTTGAGGCAGAAGAAGGATGTAATGATGACTTGGCGATGTGCCTGGTTATCTTTGCGTGGTTGGTAGCACAGGAATACTTTAAGGAAATGACGGACAATGATGTCCGTAAGAGAATTTACGAAGAACAGAAGAATCAGATTGAGCAGGACATGTCACCATTCGGGTTTGTTAGCGATGGTCTAACTGACTTTGAAGGTGAGGTTGATTCTAATGGCGACGTATGGAAGGTCGATGAGTATGGCGATATGTCATACATGTGGGAGTTCCAATGATTGATCCCAAATGCTTAAACGGCGAGCAGTGTTATGGATTTAATATTGATGGATACTTACTGCCATGTTGTTGGGCAGATCACCCAAATAGAATAGGACAATTCAAGAATCTTACCAAGGATAAATTTAAATTACCAGACGTAGATTCTATTGAGTCTATTATCGAGTCTGAGGAATGGCAAGATTTTTGGAGCACTCTGACAGATAGACCGGAGGAGGCACCAGAGACTTGTAAAAATTATTGTTCTGATAGACATGAGCACAAGAAAATTAGTTACTCCTAAAAAAAGTATTAATCTCGACCTTACACATAGGTGTTCTCTAAGGTGTCCTGGTTGTATGCGGCAAAAATTTTACGGCAGTAAAAATATTCCTGGTTCTGACATAGACATTGAGTCATGGGAGAAGATAACTGATTACTTTGATAAAATTTCTTTATGTGGTCAAATATCAGATCCAACACACCATGAGGATTTTTTTACTCTACTAAAAATTGCTATCAGAAAGAATGTTAGTCTGGTGATCAGTGTTGCGGCATCCTTTAGATCCCAATCTTGGTTTACCAGAGCATTTTTGATGACTAGGAATCATGATGTCGAATGGATATTCGGTATTGATGGTTTACCTGCGGATAGTAGTAAGTATAGAGTTAATCAAGATGGTGAGAAGTTATTCAATATAATGAAGAGATGTGCTTCTATGGGTAACAAAACAACCTGGCAATACATCATATTCAACTATAACGAAAACGATATTGATACTTGTATGTCGATGGCACAATCGATAAACGTCACCTTTAAAAAAATTCTTTCATCTAGATGGCGTAACATTGAGCATTTAAAACCAAAATCCGAACATAACTACTTAACTAGAGATTTTTGAGTAATGGAATTCGAAGATCAATTCTTACTAGATCATTTACTCTTCACTGAAAGGGTATGTAGAACATGTGGTCAGAAGAAAGATCTACTGAA